TCCCTGGGCGGCGGCGCCCCCGCCTCCGAACAGACCGGAGATGAAATTGCCCGCCGTGCTGATCCAGCCGCCTAGGCCGCCACCGTTCTCGTTCTTCATGAAATTGCTGCCGAACAGCGTTTCCATCAGCTTGGCCGAGGCTGCCGATGTCACCATCTTGGCGACGTTGTTCAAGAAGGACAGCCCCATCTTGTCGAACTTCTCGGCCACGAAGTCATACATCTTCGTGCCCAGCACGTCCTGGATCTTGCCTGCGCTGGTGCGCGCGGATTCGACCAGCTTGTCATTCAGGTCCAGCATGAAATCGCCGTCCTTCCTGAAGCCGAGATTCCGTCTTTCCTTGTCGTACGTGCCCTGATCCAGCCTGCCGTCTCGCAGGGCCTGGTCCAGCGCCGCCATTTTTTGGTCCTTCTCGGCTTTTGCAGTCTCCGCGGTTTTCAGACTTGCGATGTAATCGCTCATCTTCATCTGCTCCTGGCGCTTGTCCAGACGCGTCGCCCCTTCGATCAGCCGATCCTTGTCAGGCTCGCTCTCGCCCGCGTACTTGCCGAATTCCGTCTCGTACAGCATCTTGCCGGTCTCGGACTTCAGGCTCATATACGCCGCGGTGCGCTTCTGGTCGGCAAGCACCTGCTCGACCACGGCCGATTTGACCGCTTCGGCGTTCTGCTTCAACGCCAGCGTTGCCCTTGCCTTTTCAGTGGTGCCGAGCTTGGTGACAGTGTTGTCTTTCGTGCCAGCCGTCGCGGCCTTCGCCAATTCACTGCAGCGCGCTTTCTGGGCTCCGATGTTGCGAGCCAGCAGATCGTTCTGCTGCTTGAGCGCCAGGTTTTCCGCAGCCAGCTGCGCCGCTGTCTTGTTACTTTCCATGGTCTTTCACCTCTTATAAATCCGCCTCCGGCCCGCTTGCGCGGGCCGGACACGTCGTCAAGACCCCTTCTTGACCTTCGACAGCAGGAACGCCTTCAACGCGTCCGCACCGGCCTCGGCCGGCGGTTCCGCATCGTCGGCGCCCCAGCGCACCAGCATGTCGGTGGCGCGCACCTTGGCGCCGGCAGCCTGCGCCACCGTGGCGGCCAGGCTGGCGGCGAGCAGGTCGGCCCGTTCGTCGCCCAAGGGAGACGTGCGGTCCAGTTCGCGCCACAGCGACAGTTCATGGGTGTCGATGGCCTGCATCAACTCGCCCAGCGTGCGCCCCAGCCGAAGCGCCAGGACCATCAGGAAACGGAGGTCTGGCGTTTCCTGGAGGGCTTTTTTGCGCGCTCCTGCGCCCCCTCCCCAAGGTTGCCCAGTTCGATCGCCTTGGCCACCAGCGTGGCGTGCGCCAGCCCGTAGGCCGCCGCGACGATGTCCACGTCTTCGTCGCGAAAGACACGCTGCGGACCATTGGCGGTCTGCTCGAACAGGGTGCGCACCAGCAGGCTGGCCGAGGCGCGGGTGTAATCCACGCCCGGCGCATCAAGCTTGGCGCGCACGGTGTCGTTGTCTTCGCCCGGCACCACGCCCGCGGCCGCCCAGATGGCGCGGATGTGGAACAGATGGTCGCCGGCGCTGGGCGCGCGCACGATGACGCGCGCGTCCTGCCATTGCGGCACGGTGACGGTTTCATGATGGAAACCAGCCAGGGGATCGGCGGCCAGGCCGCGCAGGCCCGCTGCGCGAGCCAGGGGATTGATCGACGTGTCCGTCATGGCGCTCAGCCCCCGTTGGCGGGTGCGTCGGTCAGCTTGACGGCGCCAGTGACGCGCACGTTGAACGTGGCGGACACGACGTTGTCCAGCTGGCCTTGCCACTGGTACTGCGTGACCAGGCCGAGGAACTCGAACTTGGCGCCGTCGGCGAAGGTCACGCGGAACGCGCGGGTCTTCTTGTCGCTGCGCGCGGCCACCAGCGCCTTCTGGGCGGGGTCACCGGCCTTCCAGTTGCCGGCCATGCTGAAGGTGCCGCTGTCGTCCAGGCCCAGGGCATATTCCTTGGCAGTGGACTTGAGCACGGTGACGTCGATCTCGGTGGTCTGGCCGCCCTGGAAGTTCGGATCCTTGATGGTGATCGCCAGATCGGCGTAGGTCAGGCCAGCGGCGCCCAGGTCTTCGGTGGCCGTGGTGGACACTTCCAGCTGCGTGCCCTGGGTTTGAACGAATTGCGAAACGGTAGTACCTGCCATTGCAGACTCCAGAAAAAAGCCCGCCGATGGCGGGCAACTGTGGCCACCCCGAGGGTCGGCGCGGCCATGAAAAAGGCCCCGTGGCGAATGCCACGGGGCCTGATCAGCGTGTTGAGGATGAAGTGTCGAAGCAGCGCCGCCCGCCCACTGCGCGGGACTGGCATTGCACATGTTCTGAAAAGAAAAAACCCGCGGGCAAGCACGGGTTTCGTGTAGGCCAGCGGGTGGGTTTTCTTCGGGCGCAACTTGCCCCGACGACTGAATTATGCGCGGGCCTTGGACGGGCTGCAAGCGTTGGCGCGATCTGCGTGTCGCACTTGCGGCGCGGTCACCAGCGAACGACGACGCAAGGCGGGCAAGAGTGCGGCCTTGGCCTCCTGGTAGGCGGCATGCTGCTGCTCGGGCGTCATGCGCGGGTTGCTGAACACGCGCGCGCCGGCGGCCTTGTTGCCTGCGTGCACGCCGATGGCCGAGCGTTGCTGCCAGGGCAGTTCGTCGATGCACAATTCGGTCTGCTCGCCGCGCGCGGCGGTCAGGCGTGCATCGATGTCTTCGTCGTCGACGTAGGCGTCGTCGGGCACCATGCCCCGCGCGAATGCCGATACGCGGCCCACGCCCAGCTTGGGCCGGTAGCCGCGGCTCCAGTGGTACCACTCCATGATCAGTGCTTCGACCTGGTCCGATTCTTCTCGCGTCATGCCCTGCCCCTTCTGAATGCTTGCGCGGGCCGTGCGGTCCGCGTTGCCCGCCGGCCGCGCGGCGAACGAGCGCGCAATCGCGGCCCCCGCCTGCGATGCCGCCACTGCCCAGCCTTGCGGTGCCCGCAATGCCATGTTTGCTGCCTGATCCATATGCCGCTCCTTGCCGTTGAGTTCGTTGCCGGGGTAAGCCGCCTGGCTGTCCCGGGAGTGCGCCGCGCGGGCGCCTGGTGCGCGGACCGGCTGCGCCGCCGGTCGGAAAGATTGTCGGGAGAAGTCTTCTGGTAGCGAAACGCTACCTACGCTTCCGTCTGATAACAGCACGCGTTTTGGGTAATTCATACCTGGAATTCTACAAGTGTATAATCGCCTTTTCAACACTTGTTGTTGCACAACATTCCACAACTGTTTAGCGTCCGCACCATGGCTCTCGGAAAACAAATCAGGCGCTATCGCGCCGCGCTCGGTCTCACCCTGGAACAGCTGGAAGCCCGCACGGGCGTGGGCGTGGGCACCATCGCCGCCCTCGAAGGGCGCGACAGCGAACGCTCGAAATACGCGGCCCGGCTGGCCGCCGGGTTGGGGCTGTCGCTGGAACAATTGCTGGACGAAACGGCGCAATATCCGCCCGATACGGTGCTGTCCGCGCCCGACACCCTGCTGCGCCTGGACGACGGCCTGGCCGACGATTTGCGCATCCCGCGCTTCGATACCGGCGGTGCCATGGGCGCGGGGGTCGAACTGCGCGACCAGCCGGGCGTGATTCAAAGCCTGCGCGTCAGCCAGGAATGGCTGCACAAGAACCTGCGGCACTACACCTCGGTCAGCAACCTGTGCGTCGTGACGGGTTTCGGCGACAGCATGCGGCCCATGTACAACCCCGGCGATCCGCTGCTGGTGGACCTGGGCGTGGCCAAGGCCGACATCGATGGCATCTATTTCTTTCGGGTGGGCAACGAAGGCTTCATCAAGCGGCTGCAACGCATTCCCAGCGCGCGGGGGTTGCTGATTCGCGCCAAATCCGAGAACACCAAGTACGACGCCTGGGACATCACCGAAGACATGGACCTGCAGATTTTCGGGCGTGTGCTGAAGGTGTGGCGCAGCGACGATTTCTGA